TGGGAAGTTTAGTGGGTCCTATTGCGGCCAAAGATGGATGCCCTACATTATTGGGGTTCGGAATACACGCAGCTGTTTTCACATTAATCGTGAGATATATGATGGATTTAAATATATAATCGTGCATAAATATAAATCAATTTTTATATTTATTCAAGTTTTAAAAATAAAATAATACGCAACTGCATAAATGCAGTACGCTTAGTTGGAATAGGCGACGCCAGCCATGCCACTCATGACACGGAGGACGTTGTAGTTCACGGCGTACACACGGACCTTGGCAGTGGCAGTGCCGGCAACAGCGCCCGACGAAAGGACGAGCTGGAGGACGGCATTGTCAATGCGCGAGAAGTTGCACGAGCCAGAGGGCTGGTGCTCCTCAGGGCGAAGGGCGAACGAGTACACGTTGATGCCAGTGTCGGGGGCACGGCTGTGGTGCTGGAAGGGCTGGACAACGTCGAAGTAGGATCCCTCACGCTCAGAGAAGCGGTCCTGGCCGTTAAGCTGGAGCTTGGCCGTGACGACGGGGTTCTCACCCCAGCAGTGCATGTCGAGGGCGGTCTCAGCGAGCACGAAGGTGCCGGCATCCGAAACACCCGAGGCAGAGCCGGTGCTGGCGGAAAAGGGGGCAAGGTTGGCCGTGCCGTCGTTCCACTGACCAGTGACGTTCACGTTGGCGGCGCCAGCCATCTGGAAGAGGCCGGAGGCGTTGATGAACTCGTTGCCAGTGGAGCCGCCAGTCTCGAGAGGACCACCGAAGGCGTGGATGGCGTTGGGGAGGGCATCAAGAGCATCCGTGTAGTTGAAGGGCTGGGCACCGAGGGTGCGGAAGAGGACCGAGCCGGCATCGAGGGACGCGCAGTAGTCAACGTTGGCATCAGGCTGGACAACCCAGATAAGCTCCTTCACGGGGTGGTTGAAGTTGAGCTTGATCTTGTTGGAGGAGGAGCCGACAGACTCGTCACCCGTGAACTGGAGCTGCTCAATGAGGTACTCGTGGGGGTTCTGGGCCATCTTGCGGCGCTCATCCGTGTCGAGGAAGATGTAGTCGACGTAGAGGGACGCGGCAACAAGGGACTGCTGGTAGGCGGCAGACACAGACTGGGTGCCGGTGGCACCAGCCTCGAGGGTCTGGACGGCCCAGAGGCACTCACCAATGGGGCGGAAGTCGATGTTGATCTTCACCTCGTGGTACTGGAGAGCAATGAGGGGAAGGGCAAGACCGGGGTTGCGGTTGAACCAGAACTGAAGGGGGATGTAGAGGGTGGTCTCAGGGAGAGCCTTGCGGGGGGCGCACACCTGGGCGGGGCCACCGGCGGCGGCGCAAGGGCCGGAGATCTCAGCGAAGGCGGGGTCCGTGATGTAGGTGAGGCTGGTCGTGTTGCCAATCATCTTGAAGTAACCACGCTGTTGCTCGGAGGAGAGCGTAAGCTGGTTCCAGATGTGGAGCCAATCACCGTATTGGCGGTCAATGCGCTGGCCACCAATCTCAACCTCAACCTGGGCGATGATCTGCTCGCCGATGAAGTCCAACCAGCGGGCATAGACGCCAGCGGCAGAGGAGACAGCCATGTTCTGGTTGATCTCAGGAAGGGTGAGCTGGAGGTACGTGCGGTAGGCAAGATCGCCGTTGCGGCTGATCGTGCAGGTCACGCGGCGGCCGAAGTCAGCCTGGCCGGAGAAGGTCTGCTCGATGCTCTCCGTGGCGAAGTTGGTGTGGCGGCGGTACGACACCTTCCAGAAGGTGATCTCAGGGGTTCCCGTAAGGAAAACGTCTTGGGCGCCATAGGCGACAAGTTGCATAAGAGCTCCTCCCATTTTATGGTTATATACTTCCGGAAGAAAATAATTCTGGGTAAATTGCTAAATTAAAAAATTAATAGCGGATGCGCAGATGTTAATTATACCAATAAAATAATTAACGTCGATGGATTTTCACAGCTAAACTGATGTGGTGTTTTGTATATTACAAAAATAATCACGGTTCGGACAGAATATCCGTGGTTGTGGCATTCTGAATAACAAAATTTTCTAAATAGTTCTCTTGGAATATTTCGCGGCGATTTTCGTGTTTTTTCGTAAAAATATACGTGTCTTGTGATTTCTTGATTGACCATCCATCACCCAAAGCATTCATAATAAAGAGCATCTTTTGAAATTGTTTTTTATTCATTTGAATGTTAGATGGGAGATTGATCGACATAGATGCTGTTTCCATTTCCTATATATTGGTTAAATATTGCGAAAACCCGAGTTTTACGATAATAAAAATGTAGGAATAATATATAATGGCGTTTGACGGAACAAAAATAGTGTTTCCCACCAATGAAGATGTATTGTTTATGGGAGAAAATATATTTGGTCACGATTTCATTCATGATTTCAATACGGTAAATATGTTGGATCGGTTATCGAGAATAGGAAGTGACATCGATAAAATAGCAACGGCGATGATGACGGGAGGAAATCCCGATGAATATATATTGGATGAACAATTAAACAAATATTTAGAATGTGGCGATGCGGAAACTTATAATAACATAAGATCGATCGCTTACCAACTTCCTCATTTAGAAATTCATTTTAGTGGTAGATCGAATACACGGTCGTCTGTAAAATTGATACAAAATACGAAGGCGCTTATATGCGAAAGTAAATTATTTGTTATGGGATTTTTTAATTCAGTTGCGTCGGAAGGAGAAATAACAGAAGAACTCATGCTAGGAGGTAAAGTTCAACGAGCCAATGACGATCGTTCTGTTTTAAAAACTGGCAATCGTCTTTCTGGTAAATTTAATAGACCCGTTTCGACAAAAATTCCTCTCAGAATAAAACAAAAAGACATTGTTTATGCGAAAACTTATGATAAATCTTTATATCAATGTGTGAAAACAGGATTTGATGCGGCAATTACAGATGCCGCGCAAAACGCCCCTGAAATGAAAGCCTATTTTGAATTCATGAAAAAGTTATACTTGTTTTTCGAAAACAGTGAGGTACATCCATTCACCACGTTTAATAATTCTTTTATAGAAGATGCAATGGCTATCTATGTTTTTGATCCATCTTACTTTGATAATGATGAAAAAATTTATGAAGTATTATCTTTACTTCAAAATAGTGGAAACGCGGAACAGGAGATGGAAGAAGTTGAACATGAAATGGAAATGAACGGAGGAGCACCAGTTACAATCGAATTGCTTTCTGCATTTCGAGATAAAATAAAAGAAGAATGTGGCGAATTGTTTAACTATATCACTGACGGAACGCCGTTGCGCGATCCTGAGGAGTTTTTCACAAAGGCGACTTCATATAAAACCGAATTATCGTCCTTTGACGAATCCAGGGATCCAGATGAAGTTAAATTGGACAAGTTAATTAAACAACTAAAAGGGCGCGTTGGTCCAAAGCACGCGGTCTTAACAACAAATAGAGACAAATATAATCGCGCGAGCACCCGAAATAAAGCTTCAGAATTAACGCGATATTATCATGCGTTGTCTGATTTTATTATTACTTCTTTATACGAAACTATAAACGTTTTCTTAGACGATAGAGAGGAAAGATTATCAAGATCTGTTCCAGAGGGATCATTAAATCAATTACAGGTGGCTAATGTGCAAAAAATAGCGGCCACAGTTGCTTTTTGCGTTAAAACTTATGTTGGTGTTGGAACTGGAACAAACGCTTTATTAAACGCACAGCAACAAATATTACAACATATATCAAATAATAAGAACATAGGCAGCGCAGATAGTAACCTTCTTAATGCGTTTCGCGCCTACGTCAATGGGATTGATCGAACTAAAGCAATAGACCAAAGAGCGATTGCAGCAAAAATCAGTACTACTAAAGTAAAAAATGTTTTACGAGTTATTGATAATGCCGCCCCTCAAGAAGCTTTTAGATCAATGGGCATAACAGATAAACAAATTTATTGCCCAAATAGCTCCATTGTTGATCCCATGGGAAGCTTTGGTAGTTGTTCAGGCATAGGAGAAAACACGAGAAGAGAAAAATATCATATGAAATTTATGATTTCAACAGAGGATGAGCGCAATTCTTATATTGGGCAGTCTCTATACGGAAGTGATAAAATATTAAAAGTTATGTATTACGCAAACTTCAATGAATTTATTTTACCGCATGTTGAGACGGAAATTGACATGACGTCGACTAAAAATATTACGGTTCTTTCTGCGAATAATACATTTAAATCGGTTATCAATAAGGTATTGCTTATATGGAAAACAAGAATCGTTGGTGCATTGCCCTCTCCCGCCGTATTTTGGGACATGTTGAAAAATAAAGCCATATTTTCGGAATTGGTTTCCGTGGGTTCTCTTAAAAGCGTGGGTGATCTTTATCAGGAAATAAATAGTTCGGCAAAAAACGGAGCATATACAGGAACGGGAAGCGACGCCATCGTATCTTCTTATAGAATTGGAGCTATGGGAGATCGTCCATCTGGTGTTCGTGCTGGATATATACTTTTTCGCGCAATAAGCGGAAAACATCCAACCGCGATTGCAGGGTATTTTGATAAAACTGGACCCAATACATTTGCCATAATCAATGAACAAGCGTTACGCGGAGGAAGAACAAAGAAGAGATCCAAACACAATAAGAAACAATCACGTAAATTAAAAGCATAAAAGTATTTATTCTTCGAAAGAGATTAAAAAAACCGCTTCATTTATATTAAAAATATACATGAACCAAAAACAAAAAAAGGTACCCAAACAAATGAACACAATAGACGAAAAACACACAGAAATGCTGAATTTATTTCATGAAAACGAAACTACCACAATACCCAAATTAATCGAAGAAAAAGAGATCTTAAAATCCAAGGTCTCGTCCTTGAAAGAGCATGAAATAGACGCCTATATGGAAATCAAGGATCGCGTGACTTTCATTAATAAACAGATCAAGGAATTGAAACAACAAAAGAAACGCTATCTATTGGAGAACTCCAAATATGTATTTGACTATTTCGAAGAGAAAAAGAAGATCAATACAGGTGGGAATAACCAAAATGTGGTTGTTCTCAATTCCTTCTTTAAAATCAAGGGAAAGACGCCATCCTCTTCGGATCTACAAAGTGATAAATATAACCAATCCAAACGATCCTACCAAAACTATTGGAGAAACGTCAATAACGACGTGTTGAATGTACAAGATTTTATTGTCGCCTCAGACGTCTGTGAAATCTGTAACAATGGAGAACTTATTCCGCAAGACGAAGAAGGGGTTTTGATCTGTAATAATCAAAATTGCGGTAAATTCGTAACTTATATCGTGGATAGTTCGAAGCCCACCAATAAAGAACCACCTAATGAAGTATCCTATACCGCATATATACGTCTTAACCATTTCAAAGAGATATTGTCGCAATTCCAGGCCAAAGAGACGACGCAAATTCCGGAGGAGGTTATCGAGGCTATCCGTAATCGTATCAAGAAAGAACGCATCAAGGATATGACATTGATCAATTATGATAAGATGCGTGATATTTTACGAAAGCTCGGATTTAATAAGTATTTCGAACATATTCAATATATCAACTCGATATTTGGCATTAAACCGCCAATTATGAATGAAGAATTACATGAGACCTTATGTGTTCTCTTTATTGAGATCCAAAAACCATGGGCGATGCATTGTCCTGCCAATCGTACGAATTTCTTTAATTATACGTATACGCTCTTTCAATTATGTGTGCTACTGGATCAAACCCAGTATTTGCCGTATATTCCGATGATGAAGGATCGCGAAAAACAGTTGGAGCAGGATATGATATGGAAGAAAGTATGCCAGGACTTGGATTGGGAATTTTTCCCCACCGTATAAGATTTTCCCCCTCACATTTGAGAACAAAATCAAAATAACATCTCATCAACTAGTAAGATGTTATTTAACGGCGCTTGTGCGTCTTATTGCGACGAGAGCGGCAATATGTTCTCTTACGACCGGACGCGGTTTTGCAACTTTTGGGGGCATGTGCGCATTTGCTGGGGGAACGCTTCTTGCAGGTAACCTTTTTGTTTGCCATTATATAAAATAAACACATTTTATTTTATAAAACTAGTAAGATGTTATTGTTTGGGCTTAAGCCATTCGGAGACCACCAATCAAATTGGCGCCTAAACCAAAGCCAGCACCGGCGCGGGCAGATTCACCGATCGAGGGGACGAACACATCAAGGATGCTAAAGGTGGCCGCGGCGGAAAGGGCCAAGATGATCACCTCCTCAAGGTTAAGGGACTTCTTGGGGATGACAACGGCAACGAGGGCGATGACGATACCAAGCACCAAGTACTTGATGATGCGCTTGACAAGTTCGGAAAAGTTGACCATGCTGCTCATTTTGAGATATATATTATGAAAACAAAAAAAAATAAGGGAACGGCAATTATTATTTTATTGCTAAATCACTTAAATATTGTTGCCGTTCACTAATATATAATATGTCGGATTTTGAGAAGAAAACTTTGGAGAACGGACAACCAAATCCTAAATATATTGATCTCTGTGACGAGGATCAACCAATTTCTGGCCAAAAGTTTGTATGTATGTCATTCGTTTCTCCCGAAAAAATACTAAAGAAGCGTGAAGTGTATCTGTTCGATCAGTTTCTGCAACAATGGGATTTTACTAAATCTATGGAAAAGTTCTCCGATTTTTTGCAGTTCCTTTCATTCAAGTTTAATCTAAACGTAGAGGAAGTGTTAAAGAGCTTTGAGGAGTTCAAGCAAGAAGAAAGTGCTAAATTAAAGGAGAACTCTGTAGATGATGACTTCAAGAACTTTTTGGATAAGCACGAAGATAAATTGACCGAGAAATTTAACCGCGAACATGCATTCCAAACTTCAGTACGCGGCCTCAAAGTGCGCGGTGTGTTCCCCACACAGGAGGAGGCGGAGATGAAGTGCAAGAAGTTGCGCGAGTATGATCCCAATCATGACATCTATGTGGGTCCGGTTGGTATGTGGATCCCATGGGACCCCGATGCGTATAAGACTGGTCGCATGGAGTATTTGGAGGAAAATCTCAATGAGCTGCATAAGGCTAAGCTCGCGAATGAGGAGAAGGCGAAGCAGGAGTTTGAGAAGCGCGTCAAGGATGCCAAGAAGAAGGCGATCGAGGAGAACATCAAATTGGCCACGAAGTCCGGTAACGTTCTTACCCAGACTATGGACGAGCAAGGCAATTTGATCGGGGTCAAGGAGACTGTGAATTTTGAGGAGCGCGAAGTGGCTGATGTAGAGAGCACGAATTTACATAACGAGATGTTGCTTCAAAACGTTCGCAAGGCCAAGGAGCAAGAGCAAGAACAGGAAGTTTTACCGGTGGATTAATACAATTTACAAAAAACCGATATAAAAAGAAAATACAACTATAGTATGTGTGAATGAAAATTCACACCCATTGCTTTGTTAGCTCAGTCGGTAGAGCATGCGGCTGTTAACCGCAAGGTCATAGGTTCAATCCCTATACAAAGCGAAAAATAATTTGTTGCTTAAGTAGTAACAAATTATTCGACTAATGTCTTCCATGTGAAATTCTCGTAATTTACTGTTTTGCCCTCGATGTTCGAAAACGACGCGCGCTGTATTCCTAGTTTGGGGTTAAAAATATACCAATTGTTAGCGGGCTGTAATTTTTTCCAATATTGATCCAATGCATAGACGTTATATTTTGAATAATCTTTTTCAAGTAACTCGGCGCTTTCTATAAAATTTTCTAACAGCACTGGAGCAAAGGCTTTCGATACAATATACCCAGAGGCGGTTTGCCCGTCGATAACTTTGTTTAAAAAATTATATTCGGTAGGCTTACTCTTTAATATGAGACCAGACAACATGCAAATATCAAATTGTATGCCTCCTTCGAATAAATTGGAGAACATTTTGGGAAGGCGGTCTAACGTATCTTCATTGAATATAAAATCGTCTTCAAAAATCATACAATAGTTATCATCGGATTGAATGAAACTTTTCAGTGCCTTTATGTGCGACAATGAACATCCTAAACCGCCCTTTTTTTCTTTATATACGCCCGGAATACGAACAATGTTTTGTTCAGGGAAATTAATCTTTGAGATTTCTTCTAAGAATTCGGCATTTCTGTCGGGTCGGCTATCTAGATTGATATAATAAATGGTTCCTATATATTTTTCTATTCCTGAAGGTTTGTTCTCAAATCCTTGAATAATTTTACCATTTTTTGTAACATACGCGAGAACAAAAACAAGAAAGATAAAGAGACAGATAAATATAATCGCTATGTTTTTCTTCATTTATAGTATTTGTAGAATAAAAATTTGGCCCATTTTAAGAAGCAATCATAGTATTAGGTTCTCAAAAATTAGGGCTACTATCCAACAACTGAATAATATTATTGATGATACCAATAATCACTACCTTTGGTTGGTTTGTGTAAACTGCTTGAGCTATACCATACATAAGTTTATATATGTCTCGCTTTTTATGTAGTTCGGCGGTGGGCGCAACAGGAGGAGCAACAACAGGAGGAATTACTATTGCAGGAGGTACGGAAGGAACAAGAGGCAAAACGTTCTGCTGGAATTGCCCCAAATAATTACCAGGAGGTGAAGTATTCATCACAATATACGCCTCTGTTGTGATAGGATCTATTGAAATTCCTATAGCGAAAGCACTGCTTGATTTCCATACCAAACATGTAAAATGACCAGTAGTTGCCGAAAATCCAGGTTTTGCAAAATCGTAACTAGCAATTTCATTATACCAAGCGTCGATGCTTTTTTTAATAAGTAAAACTGGTTCTATTCCATAACCTTGAAAATAAGCCAAATTTTCTCCATAGAGAGGATTGTTGCTATGTTGCATTACATGTTTTGAAACTAAATTGTTAGACCAAGATTGCGCTGTTGTATAGATAACCGTGTCCCATGACATGGGAGGCGCCTGGTTTTTACTTCTGTAATTGTTTACATAATCAGTTATCTCAGTGATTTGAGAGGGCGTTAGGGAGATCCCGGAGACAGACATATATCATATTTGAATAATAATTTTAACTCCTAAAAAATAATTTACATAAGCATAATACGTCACACTTGTAAGTACCAAATTACAGAATTGGCAATCATGTGCACGAAATATCTTTTATTACAAAGAATATAAAATTATTTTCGTAGATTAAATGTAGTATGCATACATTTTACCAAATCGTTCAATATTTATTTAACAATAATGCGCCTATTATGTATCTTGACGGCACGTTTGAACAAAGTTCCGAATATATGCAGTCAATATACCAAGAGCGGATTAAGTCGCGAGATGCTCCAAAATTGGGCACAGTAAAACAGTTCTTTTTCATGTATATGATTACTAATAAATATAGCGTTATTAGCAAATTTGCTCTATTGAAGGAAGTGTTTGAAAACATTTTTTCAAACAAAGAGACACAGGAAGAGTTTTTGAACCATTTCTGTAAGATGCAAAGGATCTATTTTTTATTGGTAAAACACGCATATCGTTATAAGATGAGGAAATCGCCGGTTCAAGTTTCCACTGATGTGTTCATGACACCATTACGCGAGGGGGACGGCAAAACGCTCGCGATAGTCCAGTATGGAAAAAAATATTTATTTTCCACCAGCGACTTGATCAATATCATTAACTCGTCTTTGAGTAATACGAGCTACTTTTTCGCAGAACCGTTGGTGTGTAAAAACCCGTATAACAATATTCCGTTTAACAAATCGACGCTCTATAATATGTATTTCTTCATAAAGAAATCCACTTTCTTACTACCCATCCTATTTCATTACTATTTCATGGAGAATTTTAATCTCAAGCTGTTCGGCGAAAAGCACGAGATACTTATCCGCGAAAAGTCGATCAAGCGTCATGTCGAAAAATCGGGCGTCAATGAACTGTATGACGAAATAACAACCATATTACATGTCAATAGATATACGAGAAAACTTCATATCGACGACGATTTTCCGAAAGATCGATTGGTGAATATTATGAGACCATATTTGCATTTATACTATTCATACACATGTTCCACCGATTTAGTAAAACGAGATGCTTATGAAAAGGAATTTAATGAGAAGATGATGAACTTTTACTTATACAATAAACAGTTTGGAAGGAAATATTACAAGCGAGAAATGAGAACGACAAACCCGTTTATTAGACATAGAAAACACAAATATATTATTACATTTAACGATGATCATTTAAAATTCAATAACACAGATGAGGAATTGCGGGATTTTAAGTATAGTCACATTCATATGGCCAAATTAAACGACGACGATGATGACGATGAGGAAGAAAGTGTTACCGATGTTGATGAATAAAATGTATGTATATATAAAATGAAAATCTCTTTAAAAAAAACTTTCGTAATAATAGCATTGGTAACGATTATTATCATTGCCGCGGCTTTTTTATATAAAAAAACTGAACCATTTGAAAACATATCAAAAACGACAATAGTATCTAGTTTAGATAGGCGCGCGGGATTTTATTCGATGTTATTTTTTACATTGAACCACTATATTTTTTGCAAGACCAATCGTATAAATTTTCGAATAAATTCCGATAATTGGTTATTTAAATCAAAAAATGGATGGACGGATTACTTTGAAGATGTTAGATTGAATTATTATGATCAAGAAGACGACATGGAAGAAAACATAATCATAGACAAATTAGGTAATTATACCATTCAGGAATATAAAGATGCTATAGCGGAGTTTTATCATTACAACGAAAGAACAAAACACGAGATCGCGAAAACAAAACAGATGTATAATTTAATCGACGGAGCATATGATACAATTTTTATAAGAAGAGGGGATAAATTAGGAGAAGAGAGCAAATTTTTATCCGAAGAAATATATTTGAACCTATTACTAGAAAAAAGCCCACATTGTAAGGTATTGTTTGTGCAGACTGATGATTATAATTCTTACATAAACATACAAAAATTAATAAAGAACAACAATCTTGATATTAAAGCACTTACTCTATGCGATCCCAATAGCAATGGTGTAATTGTGTATGGTTCTCAAAAGAATATTTTGAATAATGCTGTGCATAACAATGATGACAATAAGGAATATTTATCCTCAATTATTGATAAATTGAACGCGTCAAAATCCGTTGAAGAAATGGATAGCGAAGAAATTTACAAACATTCTATGGACATGATTATTGGAATAGACATATTGGCGAATTCGAATGTTTGTGTTACGGATTATCAATCAAACGTTTCCAGATTTATCAAATTAAAGCATAAGCATCCTGAAAACGTATATAATATAATGGATCCTACGAACGATATTGACTATTTTAAATCGGCATTTCCTGCACATGGGTTCGAATAATTTATAATAATATTATACATGAGACGTAATATTATTATAGGCATAGGGGTGTTAGTTTTATTAAGCATTATCATTCTTGCTTATTCTTATTTAAAAGGCTGTGGTTGTAATAAGCAGAGAGAGGGTTTTTCGAAAAAAATACAAATTATCTATTATGCATATTTAAGAAAAGAGAAATGGCGTTATATAGTTTTGCCACAAATGCAAGATATTGTAGACAGCGGTATTTTAGAGGAAGCCGATTTACTTGTCGCGCTTTCGGGTGATCAGCGGCTTATGCACGAAGCAGAAATGGAAATTCGTAAAATAGTTGATCCGCATTTAGTAAACTTACGTTTTACGCATACTGAAGAAAACTTATACGAATATCCTGGGCTAAAAGCGCTATATGAAGAAAGCGTGAAGAACCCCGATAAAATTTACCTGTATTTCCATTCTAAGGGAATGTGGTTTTGGGGAGACGAGCCAGTAAGATATTATGGAGAAAAAATATTATTTGATACCGTAATTAAACCCTGGAAAGACGCAATAGAAATATTCAACACAAGACCGAAAATAAATAAGGTGTGTTTCGGGTGTTCAGACACAGGGTTTTGTTGGTATAATTTTTATTGGGTGAAAGGAAGTTATGTTGCTACATTAAACCCGCCAATTATTTCCAAAGATCGATATTATTATGAATATTATATTGGTGAAGCAAGAGAAAAATTAGGGTACGAAGACTGTTATAACTTTGTTTACAATAATCAAAAACCTTTTTTTAAACGCGATGAAATCAATCAGTATATAGATAAATATAGACCATTAAATGAACCGCCTGAAGAAGTTCCATAAAATAAGTGATTTGTTATGATTTTTAATAACAAATTACTTTTGTAAGACGTCTACCATTTTGATTTCTTCACATTGATCGCCTGACCCGTCTTCTTTTTTGATTTTGAAGGATCATATGCATCATCTTCATCATCAGATCCCATCCCTTTGGAAATATCCCAAAATTCTTTGGAACCCAAACGGAACTCGGGGTGGTCCTGTGCTTTATACCAAAATATTTGGTCAGTAAGCTTATTCGATTTGGCGTTATTATTGATCACCAAGCATTCATAGTTTTCTGTGGTTTGGTCCATCACAGCACTAAACGATTCCATGGTAGGAAACATACTTGCGTAGTTCTCCCAAATACGTTTACGATTTGTCATATAGGGTTCGCGCAAAATAAAGACATAATCGATGTTTGTACGAAGGTTGGGAGGAATACCAAGAGGATATTGCATAGTAATGATCAACATAATCTTCCAATGACGCCCGTTCATGAAAAGAAGGCGCATCATTTTATCACGTGTCCATGACTGATCGTAAAGACAATCGTCAAGAATAACGAAAGCGCGAGGATCAATTTGGGTGCGTTTATACATCTCGATGTCTTTGTTCACTTGTTTTAACACCGCTTTTTGGCGACGTAAAATGTTCTCAATAAGGATCGTATTATACTCTTCATGAATGAATAATTTGGGGACATGTGCAGCATAAAACCCGTTACCTGCTTCAGTCCCTGAAATAACGGTCCCTAGCGGAACATCCTGGTGATAAAATAATAGATCACGAACAAGATAAGACTTGCCCGTGTCACGTCTGCCGATCATAACAATAACGGGCCCTTTATTCTCATCAGGCTTAAATGTGATTGAACGCATATCAAATTTTTTTAACTCTAAAGTCATTGAGTAACTGTATATTCATATTCACATATTAATTTTCTTTCAATTTATACGAAACGGCTATTGGTTTAAAATCATAGTTAAAAAATGTTTTAGGATAGCATATACATTTATACAGACTATGAATGTTAATGATACTGCTAAATTCGCGATACATTATTCGAAAACGAAGCCCTTACAACTGAAACCTTTAGAAGAAAATTACAAACCAAAGAATGATGACGCCGAGCATAACTATAATCCGTTTCGCATTCAGAAATTACAAAATTACAACCCTATTTATTCCGAGTTTTTTGAAATGACCCCGAAAAATTATGATACAATCGGGCTAAATCATAAATATCACATTCAAGATCTCGATACCATTATTCATCAAGAAACCAAAGAAAAATTAAACCGTCCTGTCTTCATAAAATATTCACCGGTGTTGGATCCGCTCAAATATATGATTGGGCGATATGACATTACTGATAATAAACCAACCGCATTACCTGACATCTCGTTGGATAAAGAGAAGACGCTTCCTAAGCTTGTGGATTATAACAATGCTTCTTATGTGGATAATTTTTTCTGTTATTTGATGAGCAAAATGTTACACGCGCATAATGTGCCGCATTGTACTGATTATTACGGATCCTTTTTGGGGGTCCAGGAGAAATTCAAGATGAATGTTGCCGACGACTTGGAATATCTTAATGCATCTAGCTATTTTAACGATAACGTGGGTAAATTATTTGTGGTGGCCGATGGGGTGAAAGGCGATTATACTAATTTCGGTTCTCGCGGACACAAGAATAAGTTGCATATTTCCGCAAGAAATCCCGATGATTTGCCCGTAATACAGATCGATAATTTAAACAATCTCGCTGAACTCGAAGTAGAAACATTGGATATTAATTTGGACGACAACTTGGTATATGAAAACAAAAAGAAATCGAAACGCGCGAATAGCGAAACGTCGTCTTCTTCGAATTCTTCCAATAATAGTGAGGTGAACTATAGTTCCGATGATAATTCCGACGCGGGCTCTGCCGATGAAGATGAAGACGAAGAAAACTACGAAACTTGTTCCGATGACGACACCAACGACAGATCGGAGAACTCAGGTAGTTCATTCGATGACAACATTTCGGTTTATATTCACAATTTCCCAGTGCAGTTGATATGCTTGGAAAAATGCGACGGAACCATGGACGAGCTCTTTATTAAAAACAAAATTACCACGGAGAACGCATCGAGCATGTTGTTACAAGTGATTTTTACGCTTCTTATTTTACAAAAGAGTTTTCATTTTACACATAACGATCTTCATACCAATAATATTATGTTTGTGAAAACATCGCAGGAATTCTTGTACTATAAATTCAATAACAAATATTATAAGGTCCCTACGTATGGTAAGATATTCAAGATCATCGATTTCGGTAGAAGCATCTATCGGTTTCAAGGGAAGCAATTTTGTAGCGATAGTTTTGCACCAGGAGGAGATGCTGCGTCTCAATACAATTTCGAGCCATTTATGAATAATAAAAAACCCAGATTGGAGCCAAACTATAGTTTTGATTTATCGCGATTGGGAACGTCAATCTATGATTTTTTAATTGATGATGAGAACCAAGGGAAAATGGACGCGTTACAAGAAACGATACATCGTTGGTGCACCGATGATAATGGTAAGAATTTGTTGTATAAGAAGAACGGCGAGGAACGTTATCCCAATTTCAAACTTTATAAGATGATTGTGAGAACCGTTCATAAACACACTCCGGAAAATCAATTGAAATTTGCGTATTTTAACCAATATGAAGCTAAGGAGCCTGCCGATAAATCGGGAGTTATTGATATTGATGCTCTTCCCACGTATGCCTAGCATGGAACCTTGCAGGGAACCTACGGTTCGACGTTTCGCGGTTTAACTTCGTTAAACCTCGAAAGTCCTTTTAGACGGCGCTTATGCGCCGTCGTCGAACCCCCGGACGCCCCCTCCCTTATTCAGGGATAGTTTGAGAAATAACTTCTGGTCATTTACACAGAGGTTATTTTAAGGGAGGGGGCGTCCGGGGGAACCGTCGGTTCCCCGGAACTTAGTTACCAATAAGAGATTCCATATTATGGCGCTGGTCAACAATATTCGGATACATCATCATTAATCTCAACTTATCGTGTATGCCAGAGAACTGTAGTTTCTGATCTATTTGCTGGTCCATATATTTTGTAGCATTCAAAATATGGTCGATGTTTTTATTTTTTACCAATATAGCTACCGTTCCGAATAAATAATTACCCTTATCGAAATAAAAAATATTATCTTTCAGCGGTTCACCATGATTTTTCTCTATTGTGGCGTCTTTATTATATTCATTTGAATTATTCTGTAAGTATAACATATCAAAATCGACGGATTGAAGTGTATCCAATGCGGCCTGTATTTTGTTCTCGAAATCGTCGTCTATAATCTCAAAATCATCTTCTAAAATAACAGAATATCCTTTCGGATCACCTTTTTCTTTAATAATGTTATAGACTTTCAAGTCGCTTAGATATAAACCGATTTCGCCGCGGCGACGTTTATCTTTATTTGCGAATTCGGGTGCAATAACCTTTTTCTTAACAAGTGCATCAATGTCGACATCGGCTCCTACAATTGCGTCAATTTTTTTAATAGGAACGCTTAATTTTGCCTGTTGATCCGAAATATTTGCTAAGCGCTGTTCGCTATTCATAGTAATTACGTAATAATCAATCGGATGACCTTCTCCATTATAAAATCCTTCTTTATAGAAAGGATGAGATAGATACCATATAAATAAAATAGCGATTAGAATGTAAAATAGACCATTCATTTTATAATATAGTCATATTATAAAATTTACTAAATTCCTACTCTTGGTTTGTGATAAGCAAATTATGTAACTTTGAAAAGACGCGATCTCGCATTTGATCGTCCATCGCCATAAAATGGAGAACATATCGTTCAGGAGGAGACAGTTGAGTATTATCTGCGTATGTTTTTACTTCATGAAATACCGAATTGAATTCTGTTTCGGGAGCAACACTGATAGTAGATGTATCGATACCTTCGATTTTGTTTTCAACCATATCTGATAGTGCCCATTGTTCAAACGCGAACTCTGTATAGTCATATCGGAGATCCCACCACTTTCTCAATATAATTTGTGCATTTATTGTGCTTCTTGCTATCACCGCGCCGCCATTGACTTTATATTTTCCGTCCGAGTTTTTTTCGTCGGAGCAAACAATAATGTCGCCCTTGTATTTTTCTAATAGGCTCTCTATTTTGACGCTTTGATCATAAAATATGGCGTCAGAATCGATGTACATAACAAAATCGTAATTTCGCCGTATTAAATCTAACATCGCTGGTATTTTTTGCCAAGCATGAGTTACTTTTTCGTCATAAGGAACGCCGATAACTTCAAAATCGTATCCGTGTTTTTCCGCGTATTGCTTATTGATGTCCACAACATAACGTCCCCATTTATCAAGCAAATTTTGAGTACAATACATTAAAATCACTCCCTTTGACGGTGGTGTTAATTTTTCAATGATAGGACGTGAAAAAAAGAGGGGCATAACAATCAATACGCATAATGCTAAAATTAATAAAAGTCTGGTTTGTTTCATCCGGTATTTATACTAACATGCGATAATTTTTATAGAGTTGAATGGCGTATTTTTTGTTCTCAAACCCGCTTACTTTGGTCCACTTATTCGGTGTTTTCGTCTTATAATTCGTGAAAAACCACTGAATGTTGTCTTTGATTTCCTGTGGCAAATCTGTCATATCTTTGTATTTATCAAAATCCTCTTCAAATACACAAAGTACCTTTTCATCGAGACCTTTCTCATCTTCCATAATAAGAACACCTATGATATAGACATGACACCATGTATCCTTTACTATTTTATTATTACTAATTATCAGTGCGTCCAATTCGTCGTCGTCCATCGCGATCGTGTTTTCAATGAACCCATAGGAATAAGGATAGTAATAAGGGTAGGGTAATATTCGATCGAGCTCTAATTTACCGGTTGCCTTATTGAGCTCGTATTTATGGTTACTATGTTGTTCAATCTCGATATAGACTTTTACTACTTGGTCCATTATTATATTGTGATTACATTTTGTATTTCACTAAATGGCGAAATACAAAAAAATGGTTAATATTTATTCGTTTATATTTACCTCATATATGCCGCCTTGAATTCATCAGGTGTCATAATTGGGATCTTGTTCTCTACTGCGAATTTCGTCTTATTTGAAACATCGTCCTTCGATTTTACGATGAGCGCAAATGTATCCTTTTTGATACCGTCTTCGAGCGTAGCTCCCACGGTTTTCAAATGCTCGATGATTTCTTTGTCACGGATCTTGGTCATCACGATTTTCTTTCCAAATAAGGGGTTTTTATTATCGACCACGGCGGCAGGTGAAGCCGGACGAATTGTATTAGCAAGAGGCTTGTCTTGTAGCTTATGTTCGAGGCCGCACTCTTTCATGAAAGCGAGAAACGCAGGGATATTGGAGACAAACGTCTTGGCATTTTCTTTTCCAATACCCTTAACTGTCATCAAACTCTCAATTTGGTGCTTTTCGCTGATATCGTGATAATGCGCAAAAACGGCCGTTCCAAATTCATCCATAATGGGTCGGATTTTGCGTTCACCCAAACCCCTACCGAGAATGTTCGACGCAGCCATGATTTCCACCAACCCCGCCTTCTCAACGTTCTCATGAATACTATTATAGATCTTCTCTGTGAGCTTCTCCTTGAAGCCTTCGACCTTCGCAAAATCCGTCTTCTTCATTTTCAAGATCTTAGGCACGCTATCAAATCCGGCCGCCATCAATCGTTTGACATTTCCGGTGGAAAGTCCATCCACATCCAAACCCACAAAGAATGCGGTAATATTCTTTTCGCGCACGGTGATGTCCTCCGAAACATTGGCCAATATAATATCCACGTTCGTGTCTGTCCATACATAGGCCACATCAGGCATCTTCGCCGTTTCGGCTGGGGTGACCACCGACTTAATATAAGGGATCACATCACCACTACGAATGATTTCAATAAGAGCACCCACGCCGATCTTATTATCCTCGATAAACTTTCCATTGAACCCGGTTGCGTATTCAATAGTAACGCCACCCAGTTGTATGGGTTCGATACGAACACGTGGTTTCAAATACCCGCTTTTGCTTGGGTTCCAAATGACATCCACGACCTTTGCCTCCGCAATTTGATCCGTGATTACCATCTTGAACGCAAATGCATGATCGGGGTTTCCTGAGGCGCGAGGATATATTTCGTCGTTCGTAACGATGACACCATCGATCTCGTATTCGTAGTTCTTACGCCAATCCAAGAGAAGCGCGGAAAGCTCTTCATTCGAAAGCCCGGGAACGGTTTGATTACGAACGACCTCGTGTTTCAGATCGCGCAACTTTGCCATCTGTGCGCTCGGTTTCATAGGTGGTTGAATGACCTCGTAAGTCACGAAATGAATATCGCGTGTCTTTTCGTCGATCGTTTTGGAATTAATCGCGCCGGCTACCAGATTACGCGGGTTCGCAAACTGCGTCTTATATTTTGCTTCAAAGACCGCCTTGGGAATAATGAACTCACCGCGCACAACAATGCCCTTTTCCTTGGGAAGATTAAAGACTTTGAGGAAATGCGAAACGTCTTGTCCGACCTTTCCATCGCCGCGCGTATACAATTTCGGTGTGGGTCCTTCGGTGGTATACATGCCGCTCACTCCGTCGAGTTTACATGAGAGGACATAGGGGCCCTTATATTTCGCGGTCCAATTCGCGAGAGCATTTGTGTCGGGTTTGATCTTATCCATAGAAGCCATCTCGTAAGGTAATTTGACCTTGTTTTTCTCGATTGGGGCGCCGATATCTCGCAACACTTCACTGTCGGGATATTTACGTTCGGCGTATTCTTTGATAATATCGTATTCGTTGTCGGTTAATACTGGCTTTTTATTATAATATGCGGCGTTGGCCTGGGTGATCGCGGCTTCGAGATCGGCTTGTTGTAGCTTTTCGAGAACGGAAATACCATTCTTCTTAAAGTCTTGAAATACGTCGGTTTTCTTCGGCATCCTAATCTTCTTCGTCAGGGGTTCTTTCTTTTCTTTGGGTTCCTTGGGTTCCTTCAATTTTATCACGTGCTCGACAACCGCGACGGGTTCAGCGACGGGCGCAACAATCGGCTCAATAACTAGATCCGTTTTCACGCTCTCCTCCCCCCGAATTTCCCGGTTTAAGGAGGGGGCGTCCGGGGGAACCATGGGTTCCCCGGATACGACAGCCCTTCCATCAATACGTTCGATCGGCGTCTTGAACTGCAGTCCCAAATAATCAAAGATATCCTTTTCATTATTGAAAACGTGATCCACCTTTTCCTCCTTTTTCTTATCTACCATTTTACTAAGACCATGTTCATTGAGCGTGAACCCTTTTTTCAAAGCGTGACCGCGCATGACCGTGTTAAAAGCCTTACTTCCAGTGAAATACAGCACCGAAAAGGGATACTCTTCGGGTGTAGTATACAAGAAGTCCACGCGACGCGCATGAGATCCTTCGGGTATCTTGGCGACAACCAAGCATTTTGATTTACCACGGGAAAGTACTTCCAAAATAATCTTTTGCTGTATGAGTTCATTCACAAATTTGCGGAACACTTCGTCATTCTTGGACGTAATAATCACATCGATATCACCAGACGCCTGTGCGCCACGACGATAACTGCCGACAATCTCGTATCTGGTTCCTTCCTCGGCGACCTTTTTAATGGCCGCCTGAAATTTCGTGTTATAGATGTCGATCTCGGCGCGTGGGATGCGCTCCAAAATATCCTCGTAATACTTGAGACCCACCTTCTGTACATCGTTCAAAAGCTCGCCTTGGCGCGTCCTCAATTCAGCGATAGACTTGATACCCTTAGCTACTAAATCTTGCGCCTTTTTTGGACCTATACCATAGACATCAGATAGGATGTTTTCCGGGTTATTTTTTTCGCGCTCCAAAAGACGTAATGTTCCAGTTGAAGCGAATTCCTTGAGTTTCTCCATGATCGTTTCGCCAATACCGGGTTTTCCACGGAGCTGTTCTACATCGGTAATGTCTACAGTAAATGTCATGATAGTTTCTTGGGCCTTTTTATAGGCGCGGGCCTTGAAAGGTTCTCCTTTTTTTAACATAATGGTGTGGAGTTTCTCCATAATATCGATAAGCTTTTCGTTCATTCTTGGATTTGCCATGATGGGATTTTGAATTTCTTTTGGGGATACTTTTAAATCAATTTTCCGTTTACGAATTCGAATGGTTTTCCTTATTGGAGAACTTTTCTTTTCGCCAGTGTTGATAATAATCGGCGATTTTTTTGTTTTATTTAACTTGTATTTTTTTGGCTTGTTCTCCATTTATATGAATTCGTATATACTATTCACATAAAATTATCATCTAAAACCCGGGCGCGTCAGTGAATACTTGTGTGTTTCCTGCATTCAATACTTTGGTGTCCGTGACAACATTGAAAAAATCGTTGATATAGCCCTCTAAATTGAAGAATGCGAAAGTGGCTAAGAGAGAGCAGATGAAGACGACGATGGCGTCGCGAACCACAGTTTTAAGGGGCTTGTCTTCTTTGTCTAAATATTTCATTTCGACAAACTTAAATACACAGAAGAATACGGTGACTAAAAAGGAAATGAGGACGATCTTTTCCATATAATAAATTGTAATGTAATTTATTATAAAACGTAACGCATAGCTCCGGGGAACCTACGGTTCCCCCGGACGCCCCCTCCCTTAGAAAAGGGGCATCCGTGAACTATTCATAAATAACAATCTATCGAGGGAGGGGGCGTCCGGGGGAACCGTAGGTTCCCCGGATTAGGGCAGTTCCTCTACTCCATCCAACATAAAATCGTCCGTTGAAATCCCGTTTTTATCGTCCAATAGATCAAACCCGCTCAAGTCGATCGTCTCCGTAGAAATCTTCAGGCGTTCATCCTCCTCATCATCGCTCTCCTCTTCCAACTTACGCTGAATAGCGCGCGACGTACTAATTTGTTCCAAACGCTCGATCGACTTGGGTGCGCTTACTGACTGCACGTTATTATCATCATCCATCATACTATCCAAATCATTGAACGTGAGACGGGTGACAACCTGTTCATCATTAATGTTTTGCACCGAAGGCACCACGGAAGGAATATCCTCCTCCGAACGAATGGGATCGACCGTTTCCGTTGGTTTCTGTTCATCTGGTTTGGCAACGGGCTCGTTAGGAATGCTCTCAATAATGACCTCCTCCTCCTGTTCCATACTTTCGTCCATATAAGCGCGGATAATCGATTCCGTGGGAATACTCTCGCGAATGGCCATCAAAATGCACTCCTGAACGATGGTCTCTAATTCGCGGTTATTCTTTTGTGTAAGTAAAGGGCTAATATTCTTCTCAAACAAATACACGTTCATGTATACTTTACGTGCAACATTGATATACACCTTATGAATGAACGTATCCAATTTGGGAATAGAAATATCAATCTTCTTCTGTTTATTGCCCACTCGAATGCAAGTGAGAACCTTCAATTGAATGATATGAACACAGCTGATCAAATCTTCTAAATAATTACAGCCGCTGCGCTCAATAATTCTCTTACGCTCTTCCTCAACAATAACATTATTCCATTTCGGCACGCGCGACAACAAATTCTGAAACGTCATCAAATATTTATTCGCCTCGTCGTTCTCTAAACAGAGTTTCCAGCTCTCATTGAAAATCGATCGAACTCCCTCAATAACCAAGGGTGTAAAAATACTGATTAGGCGACTGCACCATTCGTTGCGCGACTCGTGTAAATTAGCAATGACAAAATCGTCCATTTATTTATTATTTATCTATTTTTTATGTCGATTTCTACCGAATTACTTTTTTACGTATAATCACTTTTGTGGTCGGAGGATCGGAAGACAGTGCCGTCGTAGCCGCTTCTAAAATTTCTGAAACAAAATCAAACATATATAACAGCAAAAGCTTCTCGCATCTATATTCGGATTTTATCTCATCGAAACAGATTACAATCTGTGATTTTTGAACCTCCGATAGTTTCTCGCTTGTTCTTACCCATTTGATAAGATCAATACAGGAATAACCGTTTTCATAAAACTCTGTGGCCAAATCAATCATCTCTTTATGATTGGGGGTGTTACCGATGTGAAAAAATCGCGTCATTTTGGTTTCCACCCAAAAGTTGGTTTCGTTCTCAATATCGTCAAATTTGAAGTGTTGTTTTATATTCAGTTGGTGTAAATTCACGATCTTTCCGTCAACAATATGTTCTGGGACATAGATCTCACAAAACCGAGACAAGATCGGATTAAGTAGCTTGTTCTTATTCTCAATAATAATGAAAAACCGAGTATTTGAACTAAACAGCTCGATGCATCGGCGTAATGCGCTTTGAGCATCAATGGTCAAATTGTCTGCATTCATCAAGACAATGGTCTTGAATAAAATCCCCGTATTGGAGTGAACGTTGGTCTTGGCGAAAAACTTCAACTCTTCTCGTATGAATTTGATACCCTTACCATGCGCGCAATTCACTAACATCACATTCGTTTTGATTTTCTTTTGATCACCATTATAAATTTTATTTAGAAAGTTGTTTACAATGGTCCTCTTTCCGCATCCTGATGTTCCGTGAAAGATAATATGAGGTATTTTATTCGTTTTATAGAAGTAGTCTAGTTTATCATATATATTTTTATGTATTGGCAATAGAGACATGAATATAATGAAACCAAAGAAGGGTTTATATATTTTTTACTATAAAATATGTTCTCTTATTTTATAAACGAAGTAACATGAGCATTTCAGTAATATCAAAAAAAATAATTCAATTTGCAGTAACTATTCTCATAATCGCGGTCGCATGCGCTTTTTTCTTTTCATTTGTGCATAAAAAGGTAGAAGGGTTCGAAGAAAAATACTATATGGATGGTGTAGATATGATATATTGGATTAATTTGGATCGCTCTGAAGGGAGACGCAGCTCTATGGAAACTATAATGAATTCTAATATTATGAAAAACACACCAAATCAACGTTTTGTTGCGATTGATGGAAAAAATAAAGAAAACATTGACAGCTTATTAGGAATAGATAAGAAAAAAGAAGATAGTAGTGATTATGAATATGCCTGCCTACTATCACATTTAGAAGTAATTAGAGAGTTTAATAATAGTAATTATGATATTGCTTTGGTTCTTGAAGACGATATTACATTAGAACTCGCAACATATTGGAAAAAGACGATGCGTGAAATTATAGCGGACGCTCCCAAGGATTGGGAAATCATACAGTTATACTATAATGTCAACGAAACCGGCTTTTTAAAAGACGAATACACGATTAATAATTGGAAAGACGGAACGGTCTCGTATTTAATCAATAAACGCGGATCTGCAAAAATAATAGATAAGGTATTCAAAAATAATAAATACTTTTTATCCGATGAATATCAACACAAAGCAGATCGTTATTTATATAAAACATTAGTTACTTATGTATACTGTTATCCCTATTTCGTATATAAAACAAACGATATATCAACTATACACACTCAGCATAGCAATTTTCATGATAAAACTAAGGCGTTTATATTGAGTGAGTATAAAAAGTTATATCCTTGAACATTTAGAAAATCTTTATAAAAAAAAATCTTTAGATGTTATATAAACGATGTCAACTATACTCAACGGAAAGTACGCCCAGTTCACCGCCGACATGAAGTCGTTGATCGAAAAAGCCAGCTTCATGCATTTGACCATTTTTTCGGACAAGGCCGGCACAACCGTCGTAAAGACTGACGGTGGAGCGCCTATTTCTAAGTTGTTGATCACAACGACCAGCTACACCTACCCTCACAACGACTCCGTTACGGGAAAGGCCGTTACTGGTTCGTTTGTCATCTCGTTTTCTGACGGCAGCACCGTCACTATCCCTGATAGCAAGACTTCATATTGGTACACGTTCGACGAGATCACCCCTGCCGCGATTAGCGCTCTTGTATAAATTTTTATTTACAACTGTAAACGACATTTGTAAATAATCTTATTTAGGTATTCTAAAATATGTGTTTTAATAATATATAATGGCTGACGCGAAAACCAATCTCAGAACATTTAGCGGTATTCTTTTCTTCTATTTACTCTTGTCATATATCATTTTCCCTGTGGCATTTTACTATTTATTTAACCAGGATCTCCATAGTGCTGGAAATGGTTTCGTGGCAGGAAGTGTTCTTTCGGTGTTACTTTGGTATACCTATGGCAGAAAGCTCATTGAGTGATTTACATAGCCGATAATGAGCGTTTTGTATGACGATTTTTGAATATTTTTTTTTGCTTGAATGACGTGTTCGCCTTTGGATGGTGCGATTTCTCTTTTATTTCATCTTTAAGTAGGGTTAAATAAAAGGGTTCTTCTTTTTTTGGTTCATCGGGAACTCTCTTTTGGTGAAGAAATAGATTAAAACTTTCAAGGACCGCATCATAATTTGGGCCATGTTCTTGTTTGGGTGGTAGTTCATTAGTTTCAGTAAACTCGACGGAGATATGTTCTTTCAAAGGTACGAAAGTTTTGTCCGGCTTAATATCCACTGGTATACGAATATTAGCAATAATATATTTTTGTTCCATATCAATTAAATAGACTAAACACAGTCTATTTAATCTCTTTTTTACTCTATAATTTTATTCGTAATAATATCAATGAACCGGCATTTCCCGTCAAGTTTTCCAATAGCACGTATTGCCGGATTTCCAGGCTGAGGATTTTCCTCCCTGCATGTGTCATTGACAACAGCTTCTATGATTTCTTCTGCATTCTTTTCGGGGAACAATTTGATAGCCGATAAGGCAGTTTTCGTTCTTTCCAAAAATGTAGGAGGCGGCTGGTAATTATCAATCATGAGTTGAATAACATCAATCATCATTTCAAAATAATGCGAAGTCTCTTTTGTAAATGTAAATAGAAGAGGAAGATCGATATTGTCGTTTGCTTCTAACATTCGAGCGGCAAGATCTTCGTAATTTGAAATGAATAATCTAATCACCTCCTGATTTTCGGCGTCTATTTTTTCATAATCGATGGCGCCGCCCATCATGATCGGTTGACCTGTATTTTCAAACCCGCGAGAAAGGGATTGACCAACGTTTGCCATACTTTCTTTCGTAATGCCTACTTTTCCTGGAGCATTATAAATGCCGCTAGCAATCGCTCTTCCCGCGTCTGTTAATTTGCTTCCCAGAGAAGAAACTGCATCTGTTGCCGTGTTACTTATTCGCTTAGCGAGAGTGGATTGACGTATGGATTGTAGTTTGGTTAATTGTTCTTGTATTAATTTAATAAACACGATAAACGCAACAATGGTTTCCTTTAATTTTTCAACGTATGTTTTTTGTTCTTCCATTATTATGTTGACATTTGGTTTGTTTTTTAGTGCATTTAACGTTGCAAATATTGCTTCAAAGTTTGAAATGACCGCGGCTTTATATTGATCCATTGATAAATCGTCGATCGTTTCCTTAATATATTTTTGGGCATTTGCGGTTTCATTATTGATTATATCTAGTCTTGATATGCTATCAGAGAGAGTATCCGGCTGGGTTACAGGAACAACAACAGGCGGCAAAATATTTGATAATACATTTAATCCCAATTTTATGAGAGAAACACGATCAAGATTATCAATAGACGGCGGCGGCGGTGGTGGCGGTGGCGGTGGAGGAGGAGAAACGGATTGCGGTTGGATATTTGATAATACATTTAATCCCAATTTTATGAGAGAAACACGATCAAGATTATCAATAGACGGCGGCGGGGGTGGTGGTGGAGGAGAAGGAGGAACGGCTTGTGGTTGGATATTTGATAATACATTTAATCCCAGTTTTACAAGAGATGACGGATCAAAATTTTCAGGAACGGGTTCAGGGCCAGGAGGTTCAGGTTCAAGCGGTGGAGGAGGCTGTTGTTGAACCGCGGATTGTTGAGCGTTCGATAATACGTTTAATCCAAGTTTTATAAGGGATGACGCATCAAAATTTTCAGGAACGGGTTCAGGGCCAGGAGGTTCAGGTTCAAGCGGTGGAGGAGGCTGTTGTTGAACAGCGGATTGTTGAGCATTCGATAATACGTTTAATCCAAGTTTTATAAGGGATGACGCATCAAAATTTTCAGGAATGGGCTCGTCGCTTGGAGGTGGAGGAGGCACCACGGGCGGTTGATCAGGAGGAGGAGGAATAGACTGATCAACTGCGGGAGGTTGAGAGTTTGATAGTACGTTTAATCCCAGTTTTACAAGAGATGATGGATCAAAATTTTCAGGAACGGGCTCGTCGCTTGGAGGTGGAGGAGGCACCACGGGCGGTTGATCAGGAGGAGGAGGAGGAAGAGACTGATCAACTGCGGGAGGTTGAGAGTTTGACAATACGTTTAATCCCAGTTTTACGATAGATGAATTATCTTCGATCGGAGCGGCTATGGGTTCTGGTTCCTCTTGAGGTTTGGGTTCGGAAATTGAAGAATTAGATAAAACATTCAGTGCCAATTTTACAAGAGATTGCGCATTTGAATTATCTTCTTCCTTGGCTTCCTCTTCCTTGGCTTCCTCTGGCTTTCGTTGGGATAATACATCTAATGCTAATTTGACAAAAGGCGTTTTATCAATACTAACGTCCGGCTCTTCAATGACAGGTTCTTCCGTTTTTCGGTTTGATAAAATATCCAGTGCCAATTTCACAAATGAGCGTTTATTTTGTTCATTGCGCCTTATTTCTTCATTATGAGATCTTATTCTGTTAATAAGATGATTTATTTTACTGAATAAAAAATCTTCATTTATTGGCATTTCAATTATATATGTATTATATATTTGAAATATATTTTTATTACTCACAATCGTTTATTCAACGACATCCTTCAAGTTATAACGTGTAATTATTTTATCAACATCTTTCAAATAAGGGCTATTCGTTGAGCATACAGTATTTACCGTGTTAAATTTCGCCATCTGATCCACAAATTCTAAAGTACCTATTGCAGAAACTGCATTACTTTTATCCACCATGTCAATAAAATTCTGTATGTCTTTTTTCTGTTCCGTAGATAAATCATAGTCCTCTGTTTTGCTGGATAGCGCGTTTATCAATTCACTTGCTTTTGTATATTCCTGTGTCTCTAACAAATTGCCCACTTTATCGGAAAAGTCTTTTTGGATAGCCTTTATCAAGTCGTTGAAATAAGATATAAATTCTTTACGTTTCAATGCCTTTCCTATGTTCTCGTAATAAAACAATTGTTTCACACGATTAATGTCAACATAAGGAGTAGGAGGAGGATTATTCGCCTGTCTGGAAATATTAAACACGCAGAAAACGCCCACGACGATATCCTTATAAAACTTGTATTTATCTGGTTCTCTTTCTCCAGTTTTTGGGTTCTTTCTCTTATAGTCTTTTCCGTTATCAATTAAATAGTTCATAATCTCTTGGAAAATAACAGAGGGTATTTTCTTCGGATCGTCCTTTGTTTTGTTTAATTCGAAACAATTTTCATGAGTAGGACAGTATGTTTCTAAACAAGCATCGATATATTCTGGCGAATTATAGAGAACATCTTTATTCTTTTCCACCATGATTTCCTTGATTGTGTTGCGTATTTCATTCAGCGAATCGTTAATAAAATTTCCTTCAATGACGCGATTTTCACAGATCTGGGTTCCGTACGATACTCTGCATTTGGTTTCCTCCACAATTTCATAAAGTTTCGTATTGACTTCTACGGATTTATCGAAAAGGCCATTGAGAACTGTACTCGTTGACATTTCTTTGAATATTTTACGATTGTTATCTATGGTGATTTTTGCGAACTTTATGATATCTATGTACTTACCAAAAAACGCATCGCCTTTCATGAGCGACGATATAATGTCTTGTAGTTTATATTTTCGCTTAATAGGAATAGTATCGTGATTTGGGTCTTTGGAATAAAACGCATAGTTTGTATCTGGTTTAAATTCGCCGTTCATTAAAAATTTCGCGATCTCGCCAATTTTGTTCTCGTATTGACGTTTATAAATTTTAAACGCGGCTATTTCATTATCAAATTGCGATTTAAGACTACCTACATTATCGTTGGGTGTTTCCTTAAAGTCTTTCATTTCATCGCCCTTTTGCGTGATTGCCTTATATTCTCCTCTTGATGTTTTAAAATTATATTTGCCTGAAGTGCCTGATTTTAATTTTTCATTCAACGAACCCATTTTCTCAGTGAGATCTTCTAACAGATTTGTGTAATCATCTTTTTCGGTTTCTGAAATACCCAAAAGAAGCTTATATAAATACCTAGTCAATAGTGTTGATAAATCGTCTTTCATGGTCGTCAAATCCTCATTTAATGTAACCATATTCGCTTTTATTTTTTCCATGTTTTCGTCCTTTTCAAAAAACTCGTACGTCGCTGCGTTTTTATTAAGATCTGCTAATCCAGTGTTTGTGGTGAGTAAACGTATTGTCATATCTTTCAATAGATTAAGCTGCTGGGCTTCATCAAACGAACCAAATTTTGGTATGCTCTCGCGATAAACAATATTGGCAAAATCAAAAATGGGTTCTTTCGATGTAAAGTATTCTGGTTTACACGGGAAATCGCCTCCGCCCTTAATCGGATCCAGAGCATTGAAATCGGTAACCGGGTCGTCTACATTTTCAACTTCGCTACTATAATAGGGTTTGCCGCTTCCATCGTCGCGTTTGATATTCAAGAATTTGGATATTACGTCTGGTTTTTCGCATTGAAATTTATTTTCCACTCCCGCAAAATCACCTACAATCAAATTTACAGGTTCCGCGCCAGGTTTGGTCAGTTTCACAAATACCAGTATATGACTTCGAGAACTATTTGGATTATTCGTGGTCGCCTTCACAAAACGATCGGTATCAATCAAATAGATCATGGTTTCGCCCAACGAAGCACCCTTTTCAAAAGGGTTGGTGTTTTTGCCTTCCGGATTATCTTTGGATTTGCGCTCAGAACGATAGGCGTGCTTATTTGTATAATTATAATTTTCCTCTAAGCTAAATTCTCCCTGTGAAAAAGCGTATTTAAATACTTGAGTAATACAATTGGTGGGCGCCTTTATAGTATTATCTCCCGCGCAAACTGTATTATCTAGTTTCTCTGCCGCTGTAAAGAATTCCTTGGACGTTACTTCAAGATCTACATAACCCGATTGGGCGAATATATTACATAAATGTATCAAAATGCCTTGACGTTCTATATCCGTTTTACCCTTATTGAAGTAGATAAGAGAAGAAGTCTTTCCTGCTCCACTTGCACCATAACCCAATAAAAAAACTGGTTTTCCGGATATAGCTTGGCGTTTTACAACATCCATTTCTTCCGCAATATCCAGATTATTGAGGGCTGGCAAAAAGAGCTTATTGAATTTACCAAACAAATAGGTCGTTTTATAACTGAGTACTTTTAAATTATCCCCCGTGATATCAAAACGTTTGGCGTTTGGATCCTTTTTATTTGACGCGATACCCTTTAATGCACTATTCAATTTCGATACGTCTTCAAAGTTGTAATAAGGGAAATTATCGTCATTATATTTCACCAGCAACATATTTGTTCTCTCGTCTTTGTTTTTCTCGCCAACATTGTGTTTATTTACCAATATATTGAAACGTTTATTGTATGTGTTCGCATCCAAATCACGATTGGTAAGTTTCAAAAAGGTAATAATCTTACCGCTGTTCTCTGAATTAATAATATCGTCAATCTTTTGTTTGAAGCTCGTCAAATTTATGGGTCTTTCTAAAATTAAAATCGTATTAATAACAGGCTCTAATACATCGAGCGTCTGAACGATAAAATTTATAAAGTAACTCTGTATGTTTCCAAATTCTGATACCTGTTCACGAAGTGTATCAAATCCATTTACATAATGCATCATAATAGATGTTAGCTTTTTAATATGAATGAAATATTTATCTTCAGGCATGTCGTCAATTCCTAATAGAACAGCAACATTTATGGCGTTGGTCTTTTCTTTGAGTAAAAGTTCATCTTCAAAGTCGCCGTAGGTTTGCTGTATTTCCTCGTAAATATTGTATTTCGCATCATCTTTACTTTCAATCAGATCGCTACAGTCCACATAAATAAAATTCATTAGTCTAGAAAAGACAATATCTTTATTGATTTCGTTATCTCCGCCGTTTTTTTTGTTTTTAACAACAATGGTGTTGTCTTTCAGAACCTTTTCCAAATTTAAAGGCGTTAATGAATTGATTTTGAAAAACACGGGTGTGGTCAAAATATGGCCAATGAGATTATTAAACCTACTGCATAATTCATAGAAACGGTGTTTTTCTTTATTCGGGTTGGTTTTGAGTTCTGTATCTTCAATCACGGTGGCCGTTGGCAATGAAGATGTTTTTCTGGTTACAACGTCATCTGGAGACTGTTTTATCCTTTGCGTGCCTCTTCTTGGTTTTGCGCCGCCTGTGCGTCTCGTTTGTCTTTGTTGCGAAGACGACGAAACCACATCAAGAGATGGCGTCGTCAGCGGCATTTCAAGATTACTAATAATTTTCTTATAATTTTTGATGTTATTGATAATATTTTCAAAATCGGCGTCATTCATCGTGGATAACGAGGGAGTAATTTTTACAGAACTTAGAATGCCCTTGCTTTCGTCGGCCGGAATTAAACCTTTTCCATTATTCAATACGTTGGTATTAGCTCTACCTTTCTTTTCGGCCCTTTCTTTTTCTCTAGCCGCGGCTTCTTCGGCCTCTGCTTGTTCCTTTTCGGCTCTGGCTTTCTCTGCTGCTATGCGCGCTTCCGTCGCCTCGTTCTCTAATCTAGCTTTTTCTTCGGCCTCTTTGGCCTCGTCCGCGAGTTTTTGTTTACGCGCTTCGTCTTCTTCTGCAATGCGTTGTCTTTCGGCGGCCTCTTCTGCTTCTTTCCGCGCCTTTTCCGCCTCTTCGTTTCTTTCTTTTTCCGCGGCTTCTTCAGCTGCTTTTTGAATAGCGGCCTCTGCCTCTTTTGCCGCCGCTTCTAATTCGGCTTTTTTTGTTTCGATGAGGTCGCTTATCTCTTTACCTGTCATGGATTTTACCTCTTCCGTAAATGTTATTTTACTTTTTTCCGTGGCAATACCTCCTTCTGTAAAATAAATCGTTTTACTATCATGATCAATGAGTATTTTATAATCAGTGAGATCCCCTGCGTTAATGATGTCGTCGATTGAACCAATATCGGTCATTCCTTCCACTATTTTTAAACCGTCTTCGAATTTACAGTCCGATGATCCGCCGCAAGTATCCGATATCGTGGAATAAAAAATATCCTTTCCCTCTGCCGTTGCTTCTTTGGTTTCTACACTAAATTTGCCTTCCGAGAAAAATGCACCGATTAAAGTTGTGTTCTGCTCCTCATCCATGGTGGCGAGGAACAGTTTATTCATCGTTTCCATTTTGTCCATGTTTTCTTCTATATAGTATGCGGAAATTATATCATCTTTGAATACGATATAATTTATTTTGTTCTAAACTCGTCTTATTTGTTATATTTTTTTGTTCTACGTTTATTTGATCGCTTGTTTTGTGTACGTTTTAATTTATATTTACGAACAGTTTTCTTTCCTCCAGTTAATTTCAATAACGATTTTTTATTCGTGTCTTGATCTCCCGCGCCCTTTTCTATATGTTCAGGAGGTAATCGCCAAACGCGTTTTCCATCTTTAACTTCATAATTATATTTGCTTTTTATGATCTTGCCGCTAATCGTTGCTTCTTTCAAATTTTCATCCAATTCCTTCATGTCAGTTGATCCAGAAATAAGTTTTTCTAAGTTCGCCAAATTCAACTTATTTTCTGTTTTATTAGAGTTTCTTTTAACATCCTGTAACTCCGATATATAATTCAGCCACCGCGATTTGAGTTCATCAAAATTGTTAACGACTTCTGTATTGACGACTTCATCTTTTTTGCTTTCGAGTTTATTTGTCAATTCGTTTATTAATGCAGCTTTGTTTTGGCGCTCATCGGTAACAGGGGCCGGTCTTGGTGCTTCTTCAACTTCATCTTCCTCGCCGCCAGGAGAAGTTTCAGTGGAGACGCGTTCACCTGTTGACGGAGTATCGTCATTTTTATTATCTTCTTTTTCATCTTCTTTTTCATCTTCGTCTTCTTCACCAGCGTCATTAAACCCAATAGCGTTGAAGTTATCTTCGTTTTCGCTTTTCAATTTAGAAACAGCATCAGCCAAATCGGCTTCTTTATCAAGTTCAATCTCGCCGTTATCTCTTATTTTTCCAAGAGATGGAAAACTATCAGGGACAGTGGTAACCTTGTCGCAAGCGGCGCTAATGTCATTATCGTATAACCCAATTAATTTCAAATTTCCGTTACCATCATTCGCAAATTTAACTATTGTGGTGTCGTATGTTTTATCGCTCATAATATGAAATCCTATACATTATTGTCAGATAAAAATACTAAATATTCTTATCTAGCGAAATCACTTTCTGGAAGAGCGGTGTTTTCTAGACTTGCCCTTGCGTTTCGAGGATCGCGCATGCTTTGTGCGTCTTTTTCCTCCAAAAAGTCCTTGAGGTTGCAATGAAGCCAACGAAGCCTTGATTTCGTCGTCGGATTTTGCGACACTAAAATTTTTAGGGTTATTGGCATCAGGTTGATTAACAAGAAGCTCGGCTTCGGGATTTCCCGTAATAGTAGATTCTTCTTGTTCGTATCCCTTCAAATATGCTCCTCCGTCAGGCGTTGTTACAAAAGTAATGGTGTGTTTTTTATTCGTCTCTGCCATATTTCTATACATTATAGACAGATTTATATTTTGACACTAAAACAATTTAAATTTTTGGCAACAATCTTTCTTATTTCCTTAAATATGTCTATGAATACGAACGATGCCTGTATCATTATTGCTTCGCATATATCCAATCCGAAAAGGATTTCTCATTTATTTGAGTGTCTAACATCCTTGCTAAATCAAACGATTAAGATCCCGATTTATCTTTCCATATCGTTTGAAAACGAGGAACTCAAACAGGCATTTGCGATGCTTTATCAAGAACAAAAGACGTTTCAAGACGATCTTCTTACTATCGTTGTGAAGGAAAAAAAGACACCACAAATGCGACATATGGAAGAATTGATGCCCCATATTGAAAAAAAACATCAATGGGTCATGTTTTGCGACGACGACGATACGTACGAACCCAACCGCGTCCAAGTGTTCTTACAAAATATCGTGAATTGTCATTTTCGCGTTCAGGAAACCATGCCTGATAAAAAGTTCATTGGTGCCTATGAGAGTACATTCGGAAAAGATCATAAGGAACAACGCCATGAATTCTGGTGTTATTGTGTTGATATCAGCGTGTTAAAACATTTTATCGATCGCGTAAAAGTTCATCCGGATGTTCTCGATCATAAGTGTTGTGATGTGTTTTTCGGCGAATATTTAAGACGGTCCCACCCCGACAAACTGTTCTGTTCGATAAATGTCCCTCTTTATAACTATCGTGTGGAGAACAACTCGGATAGCGTCACTGGCGTCATTCAAAAGCAAAATAAATTCGTTAGAAAGGCGCGCGAAATTACTTATGACAATATGCAAGAATGTGCCAATGAACTTAATGAATATTTGAACAAGGAGATCGGAATATATATTCACGACACGTATTTGAGAACCATTGTGGGTAACGATTTTCAAATGATATTAAAAAATGAATTCAAAAGCGAGGTTCAGATATTACATTTGATAAATCAACAGCATGTGTTTCAGATCATGGATTACCATAATCGTTTACTGGAAATATGTAATGAATTGTACGATATAAAGATCTAGGCAGGGAACCTAGGTTCAGCAGCAGAAACAATATTTATTTTTCCGAATACACTGTATGCACTGTCTGGTATTAAAACATTTCACACAGCAAATATGTTTGCATCCAAGCGTCAATAACTTTTCTAATTTTCCGCATCTTCCGCAAACCGGCAATTTTTTGGGAGGCGGAGAAAGAGAACCATCTCTTACTTTTGCGCTGTGTTTCGATAGACAAGAAAACTTGAACATTTTATGCGATCAAAAAACGAATGAAGTTTGTAGTCAATTTTTGCATCTTTATAATTTAACACCCATTATTTTGTGTTAAATTATAGTATAAATGTATTTTGATATTGGTTCAAATATAGGTAAATGGAGTTTAGCAAATGTTAATCAATGTGATAAAATAATTTCTATAGAGGCATCCCCTATAACGTTTAGGAAATTAGTAAGATGCTGTAAGAATAGAAAAATTGTTTTACTTAATTATGCGGTTTGTGATAATAGTGGTAACGATATAACTTTCTATCAAGCGGAGTACGATACTTTATCAACTATAAATAAAGATTGGTTAACTACAGAAACGTGTAGATTTTATAACCACCCGTATAAAGAGATTACTTGTAAAACAATAACTATAGACAAATTGATACACCAATATGGAATGCCCGAATTGATAAAAATAGATGTAGAAGGCGGAGAATACGAATGTATTCTTTCGCTAACTCAAAAGGTTAAGTTGCTTTGCTTTGAATGGGCGAGCGAAACGAATGACATTACTATTAAATGCATAGATTATTTATTTAGTTTGGGTTATACGCACTATTATATTCAAAAAGAAGACAATTATGTATTTAGACCAGAGGACACAGACTTTTATGATATTTTTACCACAAAAACGAAATTGTCAAATACTGTACCAAAACAAGATTGGGGTATGATATGGTGTAAATGATCAACACGTCAAAAAATTGACATCGTTTTGCACGGAAAAATAAAAAGTAATCTACAACCATGAAAAGCCGTTATTCTAAGTCCGCGAGATCCAGCCGGGTTCTCTTCTTCGATGTGGAGACAACAGGTCTTCTTCCTGCCAAGTCAGAGCAAACCGTCCTTGATCGAGTTATGCTCGAAAAGTATCCCTATATTTTGCAGTTGAGTTTTATTGTATTTAATTTGATGACAAGAACTGTGGAGCATCATGCGGATTATTATATCCGCCCACCCAAGCATGTTATGGTTGAGCCAAAGATTACTGAACTTACGGGCATCACGCGTGAAATGTGTGATACGCGTGGCGTGCCGATTGAAACGGCGATGTCTGACTTTTACAAACATTATGCAACATGCGACGCCATTGTTTCGCATAACTTATCTTTTGATAGCAAAATGATCCGCGTGGAACAGCTACGTAACAATGGGACTTTCTATATTCATAGTCCGGAAGTTCTCACGATGTTCAATCCGATTTATGATGATTTGAAGGGCCGCGAAACGTTTTGCACGATGAAAGCGAGTGTAAACCTGTGTAACATTCAAGCTCCGAGAAAATACGGCGGGGGAACATATGTCAAGTGGCCGACACTTGCTGAACTCTATATGCATTTATTCAGTGAAGAACCCAAGAATTTGCACAATTCGATTGTGGATACGTTGGTTGGACTGAGGTGCTATTTGAAGTTGCGTCATGATGTGGATATGACAGATGTGGAGTTTGATCGATTGATGGATCACTATATATGCAGGGAGCATGAAACTTATGGTTCCGCCACGACCACGCCATTAAATAAATAACTTCTATGTTCATTCTTAGACGTTATTCAATAAAAAAATATATCGGTTATTTTTTTTAAAAGTCCATTACAACAAAGGAGGGGGTTATAGGGGAACCTTGGTTCTCCTAAGCGGAACACATCTCACAAATCTCCTCCTCCTCAGCATACGTGTCACCATCAATATGCTTCTTCTCCGGCTCAATAGTAAATTGTTGCGCCTGGTGCTTTCCCCTTCGGCGCAAATAATAAATACCCGTCTTCAGTCCCTTCGACCAAGCATAGAAATGCATCGATGTCAACATCTTATAATTGGGATCTTCTAGCCATAGGTTCAAGCTCTGGCTCTGGCAAATAAACGCCCCGCGATCTGCAGCCATATCAATGAGCGTTCGCATCGGCAACTCCCATACCGTACGATACTTCTCACGAATTTCCGCAGGAATAACATCAATATGCTGAACGCTACCATTATTTGCAATAATATTATTCTTGATCTTCTCATTCCAAAGATCGAGCTGGATCAAATCCTTCATCAAATACTTGTTTGCCATAATAAACTCGCCGGCAATCGTGCGGCGGTTATAAATGTTGCT